CGTATTGATAACATTGCTACGCGCGAATGGTCTTTCAACCGCTATATCAAAAATAATAACTGCGCTCCAAAATGGTGAGAAATTGGTGTCATATGAAATGTTAAAATGGTTTGCATTGGTGAGTGGACTGTACGTCGCATTCTATTATATATATAAATTATTTCAAATTAAGTTGTTGACAAAAATGCGACAATGGATACGGCAGCAACTTTTAAGTATATTGTTAATACGCAACAATGAGAATTATTCGGCCATTAATTTTACTAAGTTGGCGGCCCCGATTACCCGATTATCGACGACTATTTTTGTTACGGTAAGCGATTGGTTGTCGTATATAATACCAAATCTAATGTTCTTGCTAATAATGGCAATATACTTTTTATATACAAATAAGACACTTGGCTTGTTATTTATATTGGGCAATATGTCAATCATTTCTTATTTCTGGTTTAATATGCAATCTATGGTAGACAGCAATGATGTGTATGAGAAGAGCGTTCACGAAACTGAAAATTATATGCAAGAAATATTAAATAATGTAGAAAAAATTATTTACAGCGGACAGGTAAGGAATGAAGTAAAAATATTTGGGGAAAAATCGGATAAGACGGCAAGCGATGCATACAATTTTTATTTGACATCTTCTAATCACGCAACAGTATTACAATTAATATCAAATATTACAATTGTTGGCCTGCTTTGGAAACTAATATCGTTGCATTTTAATGGTGATTTGCCCGTTTCTACAATAATAACATTCGTTACAATATTAACGATGTATAGAGAAAATGTGATGACCATTATAACCCAGATATCAGATGCATTGGAATGTCAAGGGCGTATAAATACAGTATTGGAAAATATACAAGGGCTGGATGATGTAACCGAACTACCAAAATTTGCGGAAAACGATGGAGAAGATTTGGGAGTTATAACATCTATAAAATATGAACACGTTAGATGTCAACATACAGGGACGAAAGAAATAAATGCAGAGATACGTCCAGTTGGGGGAAAGATCATTGGAATAAGGGGAGATTCGGGGTCTGGCAAAACAACAATGATAAAAATGTTGTTAAAAATGATCCCAATAACAAGTGGTCGTATAACAGTAAATGGAAAAGACCTAAACGAGATAACTCCTAATCAAATAAGAAAATTAATTACGTATGTTGATCAAAAGGGTAAAATGTTTGATCGTAGCGTAGAGAGAAACATATTATATGGATGTGGGTTAGGAGAGTGTGAGTTAGGAGTGGAAAGGATGAAGCGAAAAAGAAGAGTGGGAGAGATGTTGATAAAAGGTTCAGGAGAATTGGAAGTAGGAGAGAGATGGTCAGGAGGAGAGCGACAAATGTACAATGTGGTGAGCGGGGTGATAAAGTCAAGTGAAATCTTGGTATTGGACGAGCCGACAAATGCAGTAGACGTGGAGTTGAAATCGGAGTTATTGGAAATGATAGAAGAAGAGCGAAAAAGGAAGGAATGCATAATAATAATCTCGCATGACAAAGAAGTATTCCCACTGTTTGATGAAACGATCTACGTGTAGGACCGCGTGAGAAGTCCGTTGCGAGGTCCGTTGAGAAGTCCGTTGAGAAGTCCGTTGAGAAGTCCGTTGAGAAGTCCGTTGAGAAGTCCGTTGAGAAGTCCGTTGAGAAGTCCGTTGAGAAGTCCGTTGAGACCGATAAATCAATTAACGGGCCACTTCTTATTATCCCACTCATTTCTGAATAGCCAATAAAAGGGTCAATTTTGAGGGGTTTTCTAGTAATTATTGTCAAGGTTCTCGTTACTCTTGAAAATAATAGGTATAATCGGGTTCAATTGTTCAGTGCACCAATGTGACAGTGCATCAAAGAGTGAGCGAGGTAGACTTATCAATATGAACCTCTTTGAGAACATTGCGCATAATTTTATCCTCAAATTTCAAGTCTTCTTCTTTCCCATAGCCGCCCAATGCCGCCTTGTGGTACTTGAAGTAGTCTTCACATACATCAGTGCCAATCTGTTCCACTGCGGGTTTGTTGTCACTGTACCATCGCCATAACTCTTTCATATTCTTCTTGGCGACGCCCCTGACCGCCTTGCGCATATTTGTCTTATCAGCGTCATCCTTCTCCCATTTGTCTGCATTCTTAATGTAGATGGTTTCGCGTTTTAGATCGGTGCAATGCAACGGTCGGGTATGCATCTCCATATCACGGAAGCGGTGCGCCATCACAGTAGAGATCCCTTCAATGAAACCAACTTGTCCAGTGTGAATGAACTCGTCGCGAGTAACTTCAATGGATTTGATAAAGTCGTCCATGCTGATGGCATCCTTGCAAGTTTCATTCAAAAACACATTTAGATTGAACTTGTTGTTGGTGGTGTTATGACAGTTGGTGTTATTACCAGCTTTATTGGCGAGTTCCATCATCTGCTTGTTTTGTTCAATCATAAGGTCTTTGAACTCTTGGTTTTGTTTCAACAGCTCAATAATGAGGTTGTCTTTGAACGAGCAAGACATTCCAACATTGCTTGGGTCATTGTCAGATGTAATAGTATTCGCAAGTCCATTGCACGTTCGTTTGTGTTTGCATAAACTAGATGCGTGCTTGTACTCATTGCCGCATAAACACATATATGCAGTGGAACCTTTTGGAACGTTTTCATTAGCATTTGATAGTCTAATATGTTTTGCAGTCATTAAATGTCTAATGTATTGACTATTTCGCTCGGATGTATAGTTGCAGATTGAACACACATATTGGTTTGAACAATCCGAACCAAATTCGTTAGTCTTCATTAGTATACAATGGCTAAACATTTTAGTTCTAAACCCTTTTGACCACAAAACACTTAAAAAAGTATGCAGACAATGTTTTCAGCGAAAAATCGGAATTCGCAGCATTATGCTAACAACGTGTTTTTCAGAGAGGCCTTTTGCAACATTTGCCTGGCACTTTTGAAAAATGGACATTTATAAATGTCCTTTTTTACAGAGCGATGCCATTTCTTTTCTGGACTTTTATAAAGAGTGATTAGAGTAGTATAGTAAAAGTATCCCAGTGGGAGGGATCAATTAATGACCCACTTATTATTACCCCACTCAAATCTGAATAGCCAATAAAAGGGGGTTATTTTGATGGGTTTTCTTTAAAATTATTGTCAAGGTTCTCGTTACTCTTGAAAATAATTGGGTTTATTAAATTGAATGGTTCAGTAAATTAATGGGGTCCCAGTGGGGGGCTTCGCCCCCGTTTCTCATTTCAACGCCCAAATAGAAATATAAAGAGTTTTTACATTACTATTACAATGAAGAATATAGATAACTTGTTTACAAAACTTCCATACGAATTGAAAGATTATATATTTAGTTATGACGGGCGTATCAAGTATAAATATAGAATAAAGAATAGCATTGATTACCATAAATTTGTAAATGTAATCCATAAACGCGATGAACGATACAATATAATTAAACCGATTATCGATAAGAAAATACATATTATGAAAGAGACCGAGATATCTTCAAATAAATTGGGCTTTGAGTTTGTGTTCTGTTTTGATAAACAACCTTGTATGCTATTACGCTATGAAAATAACCAGTCTATTCCAAATATTTTTTCTATAAGTTATGTAAATATGAAGGAAGAACGAGCAATAATGATTAGTGATATAATAAGAACAATTTATAATTAAGCGGTTTCAATTCTTCAATGGTTTAAAACAAGTGCAAATCCATAGAACCGCGAACCAACAAGATATACACTAATGTGTGAAGGATTAATCCGCGCGTCGTGGGGCAACCTGATGCATTGGCAATTTGACCTAAAAATCCGCCGAACACACTTTGGGTCAATGCATAGGTGTATGGATGTATCACTAAAATAAATATAAACGCCGAGAACACGCTAATCTGCCATTTCGTATAACTAGAATCTGACATTCTATATATTACCCAAGTATTATATGCGGGGGTTTTGGCAGAGAGTGATGAGTGTAGTATAGTAAAAGGGTCCCTTTATCGGGTTTCAAATAAAGGGCCACTTCTTAATATCCCACTCATTTCTGAATAGCCAATAAAAGGGCCATTTTGGGGGGTTTTCTAGTAATTATTGTCAAGGTTCTCCTTACTCTTGAAAATAATTGGTATAATAGGATTCAATGGTTGAGTGTCACAATGTCAGACTACATCAAAGAGTCAACGATGTAGACTTATCAATATGAACCTCTTTGAGAACATTGCGCATAATTTTATCCTCAAATTTCAAGTCTTCTTCTTTGCCGTAGCCACCCAATGCAGCCTTGTGATATCGAAAATAGTCTTCACATACATCAGTACCAATCTGTTCCACCGCAGGTTTGTTGTCATTGTACCATCGCCACAATTCATTCTTGTTCTTCCGCGCAACGCCCCTGACCGCCTTACGCATATTTGTCTTGTCGGCGTCATCCTTCTCCCATTTGTCTGCGTTCTTGATGTAGATAGTTTCCCGTTTTAAATCAGTGCAATGCAATGGTCGGGTATGCACCTCCATATCACGGAATCGGTGAGCCATCACAGTAGAGATGCCTTCAATGAAACCAACTTGTCCAGTGTGAATGAACTCGTCGCGAGTAACTTCAATGGAATTAATGAAATCGTCCATGCTGATGGCATCCTTGCAGGTTTCATTGAGAAAAACGTTAAGATTGAACTTATTGTTGGTGGTATTGTTGTTGTGACAGTTGTTGTTATTTCCGAGTTTGCCGTCTTTGACTGCTTCTAACAATTGGAGTTGTTGTTCTGCCAATTGCTTGGATTGCTCCAACATAATTTCTTTGAAATCTTGATTTTGTTTGAGCAATTCAATAACAAGTTGTGATTGGTCAGATTTATCAGGTAATTTATCGCACATAAGTTTAAACATCAATGCCATCATTTCCTCTGGTTTTGGCAAGGTGGTCTCTGATGTGTCTTGTCTGGGACCAGGACTTGGACCCTTGCATTTGTGTCTGTGCTTACATAATCCAGACTGGTGTTGATATGTTTTGCCACATTCACACGTATACCCGTGCGACGACAAACCATTATCCATCGTTATCTGAATGTGTTTGCGCGTTAGTATATGTTTGTTGTAATCAGTCTTACGTTTAGTAGCATATTCGCAGTCATTACATATATACATCATAACGTTATTTTCATTTAACGACAATTGGTTATCCATTTACCGTCTATATTATCCTAAAAGATATTATTGGATAACCAATTGTCGTTAAATCATTTTGACCATAATATACTTAAAAAAAGTGTGCAGCCAATGTTTTCAACGAAAAATCCGAATTCGCAGCATTATGCTAACAACGTGTTTTTCAGAGAGGCCTTTTGCAACATTTGCCTGGCACTTTTGAAAAATGGACATTTATATTCTTGTCCATTTTTACAGAGCGATGCCATTTCTTTTCTGGACTTTTTTATAGAGTGAATAGAGTAGTATAGTGAAAGGATCCCAGTGGGGGCTTCGCCCCCCACAACGCATAAATGTTATTGTTAATGAAAACCAATATATAAATAATAGTGATATGCTATATAACTAACTAAAATGGGTAAACGTGGAAACACATTTTCTCAAAAATCAGACTACGCCCGTAACAATCCAGTTGAAATACAACCAGACGCCGCGGAAGAAGAAGAACAATGTATAGTAGAATTAAATAGAAAATTGATTGCAAATAATAGCGAAAGCAATACTACATCAATCACCCCCACAGAACAAATGGATATTTCAAAAATGAGCAAGGCCGAGTTGTTAGTGAAGTGCACAGAATTGGGTATAAAAAAATGCACTTCAAAAAACAAACAGCAATTAATAGAACTGATTCGCTCCATTAATAATGTTGACGAATATAAAAACGTGTTAGTAAGCGAAGATAGTATTGCGGAATCCGCTGCCGCAACTCGAATTGACCCGATACCCGAAACAACCATTAATCTATTTAATGGGGATTGTCTAATTGAAATGAAACAAATAAAAAGCGGTTCGGTAGATATGATATTATGCGATCTCCCATACGGCATAACCAAAAACGTATGGGACGTAATTATACCATTTGATAAATTGTGGGAACAATATGATAGAATTATAAAGGAAAACGGCGCCGTGGTATTATTTGGTTCTCAACCATTTACATCATTGATGATCACGAGCAATTTAAAGAATTTTAGATATTGTTTGGTATGGGAAAAAAATAAATTCTCGGATTTCTTAAATGCAAAAAGAAAACCGATGAAAACCAATGAAGACATTGCAATATTTTATAAAAAACAGCCAACATATAACCCGCAATATTGGTACTCGACACCATATACGCGATGGAACACGCAGACGGCAGTGGATAAACAAACGAATTATGGTAACCATAAAGAAAACTTTGTAGAAAGTTTAGATGGAAAACGGTTGCCAACGACGGTATTAAAATTCAATCGCATAGAAAGGCCAAAACATCCGACACAAAAACCAGTAGATTTATTAGAATGGCTGATTAAAACATATTCGAATGAAGGCGAGATGGTATTGGATAATTGTATGGGCGTAGGCTCGACGGGCGTTGCTTGTAAAAATTTAAAAAGAAGTTTTATTGGAATTGAACTGGATAAGACCTATTTTGATATTGCGAATGAATCAATCAATTCGTAGTTCCTAGTGCAAATATAAAATCTATAAAGCTGGTCAATGCTTCTTTATTTATTGGTTTTTTATGTTTTGTTTCATATACGGGTTTCGCAGAGGATCTTTTTCCATCCAACAAGTAGAATACATTATCGCAAATATATTCGGTATCGTAATCTGTGAATAACTTGGTTTCTTCTTTGATCGAATTTTCTAACGTAAAGATGTAATTCTTTACATTATATCCAAACCTTTTAAATTTCCTGAAATCGTCGCACGCGCGAACGTAATAACAACTATCTAAATAGGCTTTGCATTCAATGACCGCGACAAACGCGCCATTCAGATAAATATGAACATCTACCTGGTGTTTGTGGATTATTTGTGTTCCATTCGGAAGATTTGCGATCAACTCCTTTTTATCATCATTGCCGCATCGGGCAACGAGATCTATATTTAACAGTTCGCCGATTCTATTTATAGTGGTGCGAACAAAAGTCTCTATGTCAGAACCCCGCTTCGCCCGCATTTCGCCCCCGCTGCAAACGGTCGCACACCATTCGTCCATATTTTTATTTATTTCAAATTCCGCCAATCGGACGATGTCTTCCTTGGGGGTAGTTTGTTGAATATTCATTTCGCTCATTCTGTATTATCGCTTTAAGTATTATAATATATTTATTGTTCGGTCAAAATCATTCAATTTTATACATCTTTCTGACATTTCGATATAACATTTATTACATATGTATGTATAAAATGTGCAATGTGGAGTTTCAATTAAAGGGCTACTTCTTATTAAATTACTGGTTTCTGAATAGCTAATAAAAGGGTCATTTTGAGGGGGTTTTCTTGTAATTATTGTCAAGGTTCTCCTAACTCTTGAAAATAATTGGTATAATAGGATTCAATGGTTGTGAGTCGCCCACTGCCCCCTATTCGCAAGTGCACGCGGATGCGTCTGGTTTGCTCATAGCGCATAAAGGCACATTATTTTTGGTATTACTCAAAAAGACGTTATCTATTGCAACCGTTTCGTACCATGTCGTAATGTCGCCCAATATGCGAATGCCAGAGAGTCGCGATAGAACCTTTATGAAGTCGCACTTGCTCGGCGCAGACCATTTTTTCAGACTATCTTGTGGGTCTTTCAGCCAGTTCGCCGTTTCCACTAGTTCTATTTTGAAATGCGCAATCGCATTTTTAAAGTCTATTTTGGAGAACCTGTGCGCAATTGTTATTCCCGCATTGTAACCGCATTCTTTGCATTCTAGTTCGACCAGATTACCCCCCTTGCTTAAACTCGCAATGTCGCCTGCGAACAAACTAATGGAGAAACTTATATGACCGCCATACGCCGCGCCCTTGTTCCCCAGGAACTTGGCAGGCGCATTAAAATACCAGAGCGATTTATCTTGTTCTCCAAATTTGCTATGATTGATGATTTCGTCCTTTGCATAAATATAATAATTAAATGATTCGCCGCGGTTAAATGGTTGAAACTTGGGAGCCGAAACCGCCCCTGCCTTGGCATTGCCGATTATAGTCCATCCTTCGTCACCTGATAGAAAATCGCTGCCGACAATTGTCCCAGACTTATCCACGATGGTTACCGTTCCGTCAAACGACTTGTTCTTACCGTCCGTCATGATAAACGAGAAGGCGTCGGCTAGCAAATGACCTGAACGTCGACTAGTTGCAACATAATAGATGCGATTGCTTGACCAATCCACTACCGTATTTTTATCTGTGATTTGTTTGCCAGATATCGGATTGTACCCGTGCAAATTGTATATCTGGGATAGTTGATATATCGCGCCATACGCTGGAAGTTCCGTAATCACATAGCTTACTTTGTTGCCGCAATGATTGGCGCCCCGCAATCTTATCGTAATCCCAATATCGTCCACGTTATTCATAACGACTGTTTGGTCCATTGCTACAAGTTGGCAAGCATAGACATTGTTCAAAACATACAGCGAGACCAACAACAGATGAACGGCGAATAACATTTATGTATATTGAACACGTGTAATTATATTATTTATTACATATGTTATTTGAATGGGCGGAGAACCTGATGGTTTGGTTTATAGGGTCTATTATAGAGTCTTTTTACTCATTTATCCATAAGTCATTTCAAGGGCCATAACTTAATATCCTACTCATTTCTGCACAGCCAATAAAAGGGAGTATTTTCAGGGGTTTTGGTGCGAGGTCTTGTCGAGGTTCTCAATACTCTAATAAATAATTAGTATTATATAGATTGAGGGGGACAGAGTCGACTCTTCGCCAATGCATCAACCCCTCATCGAGTTAACGAGGGTGACTTAACTACTATTGAATTCTGCATCACAATTCGACTCTGCATCACAATTCGACTCTGCATCACAATCCGACTCTTCATCGCAGTCCTCGTCACAAGCATTTACACAAATAAATTGCCCCGAGCTCTTCATTATGCATATATTGTCTTCTTTACCACACAATGAACAGGTTCCAGATTCGCCATTGTCTTCTAAAAAATAAATGTCATTCAATCCATTGTCGGCAAAATAACCATCGCACAACATACATTTTTCAGTACTAGTATCATTTTGTGTAGGTGAACAGTTCTCGTTTTTACAAAGTTTTGTAATATCGGTTTTATCAGATTTGGACATTTGTATTTATTATAATCAAATATTTATATGCTATTATAACTATTTAACTATACACCAATGCATCAACCCCCTCATCGAGTTAGGTCGACTTGATTTAAAAAATTGATTTAAAGAACCCCCAACATTGTGTGATATAATAACGGAAAATGGTTAAATATAGTTGCGAAAAATGCGGAAAGGACTTTGCCCAAAAGGGGCATTATACCCAACACTTAAATAGGAAAAATCCTTGCATCAGTGAAAGTAAGGTGAAAGAGATCATTGAAAAGGTGGTTGTAGAAAAGATGAATGAGATGAAATGCCGTGAACCCAAGCCAATCGTTGCAACAGAAGTAAACGAACTTGCGCCTATGCCAATCGTATTACCAGAAGCCAAAGAAGTAAACGAAGAAGGAAAAATGAGATTTATAGATTTGTTTTGTGGAATCGGCAGTTTTCATTATTCATTCAAAAAATTAAACTGGGAATGCGTAATGTCGTGCGATATTGATGCAGCAGCAAAAGAAACATACAAAGAAAATTATGGTATATTACCTCTTGGCGATATCACTGAAATAGAACCCAAAGATGTTCCGAATTATGATATATTGTGTGCAGGATTCCCGTGTTTTGTAGCGGGAACAAAAACATTAACGAATAATGGCTATAAAAAGATCGAAGATGTCGAACTCACCGACAAATTACTCACTCACACTGGAAAATTCCAGCAAATTATAAATTTACAAAGAAAAGTCTACAATGGCGAATTGTTTGATATTAAAATCAAATATCACCCAGAATCAATCAGCGCAACCGAAGAACATCCGTTTTATATCCGCGAAAAAAAAGGACAAAACGTCTATGGAAATCCTGTGTGGAAAAAAGCAAACGAACTTACA